GTAATACCAGTAAAATCTTCTATCTGCTCTTCACCAGGACTTCCACCAGCAAAATTAATTGCTTTAGTTCCTGTTTCAAAGGAAATTACTTTCGCCTCACTACTAACTCCAACATAATCTGTTTGATCAGATGTAGTTGAGTTATAATATAAAGATCTATCTTGATAATATTTCAAAACTCCAGTATCACTATCATAAGAAGCAACATATGCCTTTGCAATGTCACCATTATTTTTAGTTTGAGTTATCTTAGTACCTATTACAATAGAAGCACTATCTGTAAAATTATCAGGATCAAACTTAATTGCACCTAAAGAAGAATACTCAGTTCCAGTAAATGTTACTCCAATAGCTGTTGATGTTGATGGATTTTTGACAATTCCGACTTGAGCAAATTTTGCATCAGTTGGAAAATCTTTAGTAGAGTCATCAAATCTAGCATAAACCAATACTCTATCAGCTCCCAATTCTTTATAGATGTCATAACCATGACCTCTAGAAGGAGGTATAATAACTATTAATCGTGCAGCATCAGCAGCAATAAAATCTGTAGGTTGAAAGGATGTTAAATCAACCATTCCATATGTATATCCAGTTCCTCCAGCTGTTATGACTACCGAAGTAACAGTTCCATTAGAAGTAGTAACCGATGCTTTTGCTCCTGTTCCATCTCCTAATATATCAACTGTGGCAGTTTGATTTATATAATCACTACCACCATCTGCAATATAAACAGTTTTAATTTGGTTAAAATTAATGGTAGAATCACCAGCTTCTCTAACTTTTTGAATTTGAGAATTAGTTGATGTTTCCCAATCATTAGGAACAACAATATATTCTGTAGAGTCAAATTTTATAATATCACTAGGAGAAATTGAAAATAGATATTTCCAAATATATCCATCATTACTAGTTCCTGCAGCTGATGGTTCTAAATCAGTAAATGTAGGTTCATCTTTAGAGTTACCTGGTTTATAATTGTCAGTACCATCTCCCTCATAACCAAAAGATCCATTATCTAAACACACATAAACATTATAATCACTATTAACTACATAATAATTTGCATCATATAATCTTCCAGTTTTTGAAACTGGAGCCATATTACTAATACTGTAATCCTGCCTATACATATCGTAAGGAGTATTAGATTTCCAATCAACCTTTCTTATAACTCTTCTAATATTAGTACTATTAACTTTTTTCCCAAAAAGAGAAGTACTTCTATACTGGGTCTCATATTGAAGATTATCTGTCGGTGCTGGAGGACTACTATTCCAAGTATCAGTTCTTCCAAAACCAACGATGGTTGGATCAGTACCTGGATTGGAAAGACCTAGAAAAACATAATAAGAATTATTATCAGATAAGACCGAATCTACAAAATTACCCGCATTAAATATTCGAAATTGATCTGTTACTATAGCAGACATATTAATAGTTTTTTAGATATTTATAATGTTTTTTAAGATGACTTGATAGCTCCACTATCTCTCATACCTTCATCTCTTCTTTGAAGAGTTGGGAAAGTGGTTAAACCTGAATTTACAGTATAGTTACTAAGGGCAATTCCTATAGGATTTGTTGCTCTAGTAAGTGACCCACTCTTCTGATATAATCTACCCCAAGAGAATGCTCCTACAGGAGAATATTTTTCTCCGCTAGTACTTAATCCACTAAGACCAGTTTCGGAAGCAATATTGCATGTAATAATTCCTAAAGTACCAGTATATGAAGGATCATAAACTAATCTATAAATGTTATCTAGGAATGTTGTACCAATTCCAACTGCACCATTACCTGATTCATAGACTGAAGTTACTCCAGTTCCGATTGAAGTATCGAAAATAGAAATTGGATAACCAGCCTTTAAAGTTTGATCAGACCAATTAGTTGCAGTTGAATCTAAATGGAATTTAAGTGCCAAAGCAGTTCCTATACCAGCAGTAGTACCAATACCAGTTATAATTCCAGTAAATCCTTGAACACTACTAATACCAGTAACAGTCTCTGTTTTATAAGTTGGTGATGGTGCTATAACTAATGGTGCATTAGTATTAGTATATCCAAATCCTGGATTAACAATCGTAGTTGCTGTTATAGTACCATTAGTTATTGTTGCTGTTGCTGTTGCTGTTGTTCCAAAACCCACTACACCATTTGCTTGAATATAACTACCAATACCAACTGTAGGTATTCCAACGGAAACCGAAGTTGTTGATCCAACATATCCAGAACCACCACTAACAATAGTTAGAGAAGTAATAGTACCAGCAGTAGAAACATTTGCTGTTAAATCAGCAGCAATAGGTGTAGTACTCTTATCAACAATAAATGCAGCAGCATTATTAAGGAATGGTGCGTCATAATCAAATAAATCTACATTATCCACAAAGAATTGACTATTATCACTAGTTGAGAATCCACTAATAACTTTTGCTGTTGGGAAAATTAGTGCTTCTATACTGTTTCTAGTCTTGTAAATTATATTTCCATTAACTATCTTATCTCTCTTCTGTTTAGTCCAACTTAAAGATTTCTCTTCTGTAGTAATTCCTGGACCACCATAGATATTAGTTTCTATAGTATTAGAATTATAGATTGATGATATTGTTCTTTGATTTTGATCAATATTATCAGATATTCCCATTAATTGAACATCATCGCCTGATTCAACTTGTGGTTTTATAGTAGTAACTAACTCAGTATCATTTTGTGAAGTTCCTCTGTAGAAGTAAATTGAAACATCATCTTCAGGTGAAGGTGGTTCTGTAAATACAAATGATGTTCCTCCATTAAACTTATATGCTACACCTGGTTCTTGCACAACTCCATTTATGATAATCAATAAACAATTTTCAAGATTAATAAATTTATAACCACTTTCTTTATCAACTTCAAAACTTAGAAGATCTCCATCATACTTTAATTGGAATCTTCTTCTACCACCATCTTGTAGATCCTTAATATCATCCATATAATCAAGTTGTCCAAATTGCCATGCAGAGAAAGCATCATGGAATGTATCCAATACCTCAAACTCAGCAGTTCTTATAGGACTAGAAAGACCTAAAGCAGTTACCAATCCAACTGGTGTGAATATATCACCACGTTTAAATCCATATCCATTTCTTACCATCTCCCATTCAGTTACTCCAAATTGAGTAGTAACACCAATAATATCAGTTGCTACTCCAACATTAACAGTAATTGTATTAACTGTTGTTGACCCAATACTTATAGGCATAGCAAGAGCAATAGGATCAGTAGCACGAGGATAAGAATGTACACTAGCATAATTATCTTGAGCACATCTGAAGACTAAAGAACCAGTATCAATACCAATAGTATTATCAGTATCTAATCCATGTCCTGCAATTGTTAAAACTAAATTTCCAGTTATTAAAGATGGTAGAAACATTGCCACAACATGAAACTGTATTACCAAACCTGTTTTACTTAGACTCAATTTTTCCATTACATGCATGCTTAATGGAGTTGCTGTCATTAAAAATGTCATTATTGCATATCCAAATGCTGAGGCTACGAGTGCCTGTAAAAATCTAGGTTGCGAAATTAATTCTAAAATACTTCTTCCTGAACTTTTTATATTAGACTCTAATTTTGATGTATTTTCATAAAATAAAAAGAAAATCGCCGGTATAATAGTTAAAATAGCAAGTGACAAATAAGATCCAACATACAATTGATCAGTAACAATATCTTTTGAATAGTTTGCCATGCTTGGTCCTAAAAACGCTGAAACAATTCCACCTAATAAAATTATTGAAATTGCTCTAGGCACTTTATCTTTTTCAACACTTTCAGCTGCAGCAAAACGATATTGATGTGTAAAGGCCATGCCAACACCAATAAAAAAATTTGCAAAACAAAATAGAATAAAGTTTTGATCCATTATTGAATAAGACGCCAATATAGAAAATAAAAAATTTCCAATTGATGCTGAAATAAATCCAGCTTTTCTTCCTATTAAACTCATAACTTTTGTTGCAAAGATTGCACCAATTGCTATGCCGACTACCGATATTGACATTGGCAATGTAGCAAGTGATATTAAAGGGCTAATTTGAGAACCAATAATTCCGCTTAAAAATACTGTTACTGGAGCAGCAGTAAAGCTAAAAATTTGACTTAATGTAAGAATTAAAAGATTTTTATTCATTCAGAATACCTCTTATGTAATGATAAAAATCCATTGCTGGACTATACCTATTTTTACTTAAACTAAAATATGTATTTATCTGAAAGGTAAAGAATAAGAGCAAAAGCTATTCCAAGGAGAATATAGTACATTAAATTCCTTTTCTTATTAGAGAATATATTTCTTCTTCTTTTGTA